ACCCCGGTTGCCCCATTTATTGCACCAATACGAACGGTAGTCCATGATGCGGGAGACGTAGCCGGAGGAATAACCACGCCCGTACGCATCCACAAATATTCGGTCGTACTACAAGCGGGCGGAGTCTTAGCCCATCCGCTTGTAGGTGCAACGGTTGAAGATGTAGACTTCGCAAACTCCTGTACGGGATATTGACCGTCCTTCGTTACGCTGATCGTTATTTGTCCTCTTGCTACTATCATGCTTTTATTTTAAGGATAATTCAACTATAAATGTTGCCTTTACATCTACTTCGGCAGAGGTGACGGTGATGGTCTTTCCTGTTTTTACACCGGAAGTTCCCCAAGCTGTATCCTGCGTGCCGTCTTTATTATATTTCTTCCAAGAGAATACAAACTTTGTATCCGCCGCACTATCGGCAAACGCTTCACCATTCTGCCAAACCTTCGCGTTTAGGGTCGTACTTCCTTGACCGTTTACGAACTTATCGCCCGTCGTGGAAGATACTTCAATTATATACGGATCGGAAAGATCGGAGAACGAAATAATATCGCTCACAGACGTGTTATATGTACCGCTCGCCGAATCGGTGTCTTTAATTACACATTTAAATGATTCGAAGTTTAGAACAGCACTAGCCGGAATAGATATTTCATTTGTGGTTGTTCCTGTAATACCGTAAGCGTTCGAAGCGGCTAAAGACTCCCAAGTGCCATCGGATTTCAATTTGTGCCATTGATAAGATACTTTATCCGCATCAATATTGCTGCCTCTCCACATATCGCAATGCGCCGTTAACGTAGAGGATTGATCGTTTTTAAATACGTTCCCTTTAGGCGCGTAGGCGATAGCGCAAATAAGCTGTCCGGCATTCTCTGTCTTAGTGTAGTTGATAACTGCCTTAACGGGAGTTTCTAAACCTGTATCGGGATCAACGTAAATGGCTGAACATTCTACCTTTAATTGAGACGCGGTAGTCATGTTATTTTTAATTGTTAAGGCATAAGGTGCTGCAGCAGCTACCGTTCCGCCAAAAGCCGTTATCGCGCCGCCGTTGATCGTGTAAGTCGGAGCGGCTTTTAAGCGACTGATAACGTTTGTGGTTGTTCCGGAAACATACAGTTCGGGAGTAACAATCAAGAAGGGCGAAGCCGTCCAATTCGGTACATACGAACTGTTTTCTTTGTTAAAGATTTGGGTTAGCGGTTGATTACTTCCCAAATACAGACTCATTGATTTAGCGTCGTTCAAATCGACGATGGTAATTTGACCTCTTGCGATTGGCATAATAGTTTATTTTTTAAAGTGAAACAATACAATTAAACGTGGCACGCCCCCAAACATCATCCGAGGTGAGTATAAGCACATGCCCGTGCCCGACATGAGTTTCATTAAATATCTTATCGGTGTCGGCGTTGTTGCTTTCCTTCTCCCACGAAAAGCGGGAAGCCGGAACGCTATCTGTTATGTCAGTATCCCCCTTTATCACGTAAGCGGTTAAAGTGGTAGATACAGAACCATTCTGAAATATATTCCCGTTACTGCTCATGATATTAACGACCACCGCATCTTTCCCCGCCGCCGACTTTTCCAACCAATCCGACACGCCTTCGCCCGGCTCTTGCGTTGTTAGTTTCTCGGAGATACAGAGCCATGATGCACCGTTATGAGTTACTTCGTCGTAGTAATAATAAGTCCCGGCTTTCCATTCTCCTTTAAAGCAGGGGACGCGACTTTCTGTTACTCCATCGTCCGAAATCTGTTTGATTACCCCGGTCATGTAGATGTTGCGCAAATACGCCGAATGTCCGGTCATGTCGATACCAAACAATTTCAAGTTAGACAAGTCACCCAACTGCATAGCAATCATTTCCTTTGTAATCTCCCAACCGTTTACACCTGTAAGATACCGGACATAACTTTGTGTTGAATAACTCGACCTTTGCCGATCTTCATTCGTGAAGTTACCGTATGCGACAAAGTGCATAGCCTTACAAGGGTGTACGCTTGTACCAGATCGGAGCGCATATTTAAACGTGGAATCACCTAGCTTTTCAGCAATACGAAAATATGCGGTTTGAAATCCTGTTGAGTTATTGAATATACCTTTGCAAATATCGTCTACCTCTATTTCTGCAAATTCGCCCGGTTCTAACTTTAGATAAAGAATCTGATTATCCATATCAACAGATTCGAGAATCCCGCCGCCCGGAGCGTTCCACTCTTCGCCCGAAACGATTGATACGCGATTATAGCGTAATTCAGGAACTTCGAGAAAATCACGCAAACGAAGAGATTTCGCGTCTATATGACCGTCTTTGCCGATCAGCCAACCGATTAAATTCTCCGCATAATCACTCGAAGATATATCACCGGAGAAAGTCGCTGATTTCGCAATCAGTTTATCAAGAACGTTGAGTATTTGCGTTGTTACTGTCGTTGTGGTCAACGTATCTGTAGAAATCCCCTTCGTTACGTCTAGCCCGTTATCAACGATTAAACCGCCTAGCAACTTGATAAGGAATTGCGTTTCGTCTGGCGCTGTTTTGGATAGATACGAGTCTTTTAAAGCGTCGATAGCCGCATCTAGTTCCTGCCTTATACGTAAAGAAGAAAGCGTATTATCGTCGGTCGGTGCTGTATTATTATCAGTCAGAGCAATAATACGAGACTTTATTTCAAATAGGGAACGAAGAGAAGAAAATACATTATTATCGGATGGTGTACGCCCGTCGTCTATCTTTAATACATCAAGATCAACGCCACCGCCATTTATAGGCGTTGGCGTTGTTGTACTAATACTTACCGAACCGGAATTGCGTAAATACTTATTCCGAAACGAATGAGGCACTTTTTTGTTTTCTATCTCTATCATGCTTCTATTAATGACACGTTACAACTTTCATTTGCATAATCAATATTCATTTGATCGACGATCATTTCTCTTTTGAGGGAATTTTCGTAAATCCTAGACAGTATCGAAAAGCCACGATTCAAATTATTGCTGTATCTAAATTTAGGAGCTTTATAATGCGTATAAAGTTTGTCTATTAATATTTGCTCCGGCAATACGTTTTTATCGTGTAACGGACTATACACCGCTTTTAAATAATCAAATTTATCTCCCGATTTGGTAGCGCAATTTGAATAAGACGAGATGTTTTTTGCATTTGAATTGATTAGTAATTCGATGTCGTCCATTTCTGTTACATTATTGTCGTTTATTACGTTGCTATATACTACGTCGGAGTCGTCAACTGCATTATTAAATATATCATATGTAACTTTGTTGTTAGTATACTTAAACGTGAAATCGGATATATGAAATGCAGTACAAGGGTGACATCCTCCATCCGTTCGATACATAGGATATTTTCCTAAATGATTAGGAGTGCCTAATTCAAAGCGTATCTTTCCGCATAGTATTTTATCATCTGGAAGTTTAATCGCGACCCCGTCCGTTGAGTCGTACAGATTAAATCTATAACTAACAGTATTGGTTAATCTTTTCTCATCGTCAAAAACCTTATCGTTTTCTTTATTTATGTGCACTAAATAAAAACCGTCTTTAAGTACACATTCGTCATGATACCATTTCTCGACAAAAATATTTTCGCCATTTTCTCTATACGCATAGACCTTATTTCTATCATCGTATCCGCCGGAAGCCTTTTCGCCGCTAGTTGAATCGTATTCGCCTTTGGTGACAAAACGCCAATCCCCGAATCCGTCTTTATATCTATACCATATTGCCCCCTGATAAGTTAAGTTATTTGTGGACTTGTAATAACCTCTAGCGACGCGGTCCGTATAATATTTACGATTTCGCCATACTTCGCCATCATAATAGTAATCATCTATGTATAATTTGCAGGGAACCGTAGTATTATCAAATCCGGCACCATATTTTGTATTAGAGTACGCTTCATCGGACGTTTTAATTATATCATTCGGAAGAAAAGAACCGGACATTTTATAAGCGATATTTATTATGAAATATCCTCCTTTGAATAAAGAATACTCTCCGTTTTTCAATGTTAAAAGAGTCTTTCGAGAAGCGCCAATCATATTATACGCTTGCAGGAATGAAACGCAGGTTTTCCAACTTAAAGAAGATGGTTCTCCATCCTCTGTTGTGTAGTCGCTGTACTTCTGCCACACCACACCGGAATATATATCATTAACGTTGTCTATAGACACTTCAACACCTTCCGCCGGAATATCAATAAAGGAAAAGCTCGGTATCAAATACCCCCAATTCTCTTTAGATTTAAAAAACGAATTAAGAAGGGTATGATTCTTTCCGTCTATATCCCTGTTAGATATATAGTATTTATTAGGATCGGAGTTTTGATTTACTATATCCTTCTCGTCGTCTAGCAATTCCGGGCATAAGTTGGTTATCTGATTCATATTAGCTACAACAGATACTTTATTATACACATCACCAAGCGATATACTTCCCGCACTTTCAGATACGCCAATATTGCGCACATTCAATAGTGCAGAAGGGATTGTTACATTTCCGCACGTATCGTTTATTCTATCGTAAACAAAAAAAGGAAGCTCGTCGTTTTTGATAAAATCATAGTCGATCATATAATAAGCATCCTGATACTGAATGAATGTCATACCGATATATTTAGAAATTTCTTCTAAAACATCTCTACTATTCATCGGCTCGTTAGCTTCATCAAAGAAATTTCGCTCATGTATATAAATATCTTCTATCAAAGAAGTAGAAACATCTTTCGAAATTCTATTAGTTTCTTGAAAGTACAATTTACTTAAAATCTTTCCGGGATCGGCAATATCGAGAATGTGCATAATTACATCTTTGAAGCTTTTAAAATAGACCTCGGAAGAATTAATATAGGAGTACTTCTTATTTTCCAAAACGGAAACAGTGTCGATAGCCTGTAACTCCACGATGTTAAGTGGGGTTATATAGTCACTCGAATATAAATTGGGGCTCATATATCCAAACCACTCTAAAATATCATCCGTTTTATTATATAAACGAACTTCTATATTTTGTCCTTCGGCTGTATAGAGATCGGACAATATTTTATCGGTCAATATGCTTGTTACCGAATTAGACATTTTCAACGGTTTATATAAAGTGTCTGATTCATATTCAACAGTAAACGGGCTATCTGTCAGGGTGAGTTCTTCGGAATACGTTGCAAATACCGTATGAATTTCGATTCTATACATCTTGTCTTTCCTACTCTTAAACTCTGAATAATATCTTAGTTTCATCTTACTTTGCTTTTCTGATTGTAATGATTACTCAAAACTCCTTCTAAATCTCTTCCATGTATGCGAAACGTTACATTTGCGGGCTGATTTCCATTTCCTGCAGATGGTGCAATCTTTTGCGATAAGGAACCATATAAGCCGCTATTAAGCATTTGAAACAAATTACTTTGCTGCGATCCGTTTAGAATCATCTCGCCTGAATTGAGTAAAGCCGGAACTTTATCGCCTGTGAATGATGTACCGGGCACAATACCACCCGTTGCGAATTTAGGAATACTAGCCATTGCAGCAATTACAGAGGCGACAGCCGCACCCGCTAACAACCAACCAACGACAGGTGTTTCTGTTGCAGACGTTACGCCATTAACCACTGCTTCGGTTTGTTTAGCTGTTATCAAATCTCTAATCGCCGGAATAGCTTGCGCAATGCTCGATACTACACCCGCACCCCATTGGAGATACGCCGCGGTGCTTTCGTTAGTGATTCCAGATAAAGAACTCATAATACTTCCAACTGCATAAAGCGATTTAGTGTATTCCTCGTTTATATCTATATCCTTTTTCTTGATAGGTGACTCAAATTTCGGTAACTTAAAGTTTTTGCCTCCCTTCCCATGCGTCGGAACCTTATCATAAGCGGGTGCAATCGGTACGGACAAAGCACCGTCTTTCATCCCGCCGTTTTTGATTTTAAACGCTTCCTGATCGACTACAAACTTTAGATTGATCTTCTTTTGTTCAAGTTCGTTAATCGTCGCTTGAATAGTTGAGCGTGCTTGCATATCGGTTGCGGCAATAAGTTTCTTATTCAGGTCTGCCAACTGAATGTTTATCGCCTCTATACTGTTACCGCTAGTTTCGACCTGCAATTTTATTTTCTTTGCTTCGAGTTCGTTAATCGTAGTTTTGATAGTAGTTTTTGCCTGTTCGTCCGTAGTGGCTATGAGCTTCTTATTTAATTTGGCAATTTCCGCATCATACCACGCAATAGAATCTTTTTGGGGAGCTTCTTTCGGAGCAGAACTTTTTAGGCTATTTTGTAATTCCAAGGTTCGTTTGTCGAAATCGTACATACGCTTCTTTAGATCGTATGTATATTCATAATTCTTTATCATTTCTACCCTATTAACATCGTTATCCTGATTAAGAAAATTCTGCTTTTCGAGTTCTGAATTTTGTTGTATATATAAATCCTTTTGTTCTTTCAAATCTAGTAGTTTCTGCCGCATTTGCTTCTTCGTTTCTCCTGTAAACTCGTTTGTGTCACCACGTGTTGCATTTATATTACCCAGCATTAAATTTATCTGTTTGTCATACTCGGATAACTTATTTTGATAAGCAACAAGAGCCTTTTTTTCGTTTCTAGTTGAGAAATCATTGTTATTAATAGATATATATTTATATATATCGTCAATATTAAAATCTTTGCGTCCTGTTCTAATATTCAAAGATTGTATTAACTCTTTTTCGGCACCGGACAATGTGTCGTCTACATCTACCTTAAAATTATCCTTTAAAGATTGAAGGCTTTTGAAAGCGTTTTCGCGCTCTTCTCGACTTTTTGTAGTATCTCTAATTACTGATTCAAATTTTGTAAATTGGGTATCAAACATCTTATTATTAAACCCCATAGACAATTTGGCATCAGCCAACGAATCTCGTAAGGCAGATAATTCTTTTAGATTAGAAATAGTATTTAATACACCATTATTGAAAGCTTCAAAGCTTCCAGATGATAAGGACTGAAAGAATATATCAACAGTTCCTTTACAAGCATTTAGAGTGTTATCAAACTCATCACTCGTTGACTGCGTAGAGCGAATAATCTTCATAAAAGATTCTCCCACACCCACAGCTAATCCAATACTGCCCGCTGCTTTCATAAAACTAGAGCCGACGGACTTAGCCATATCACTAATACCACCCTGAAAGCGATTTACGCTACCTTTTGACCTTTCTAAATTCGCGTCAAAGTCATTTGTTTTAAGTAAAAGCCGTGTTATTATATCAGACATCTTTATTCGCGTTTAATTGTGATTCAACTATTTTTGCTTTTGCGCGTAAACGTTCTATTTCTTCATCCGTTACGCTCGTATCCTTATTTTCGTCGGTAGCATCATCCCACGGAAAACGGAGAATATCAGTTTGTTTTAGCGTCTTTGTGCTATTCGATTGCGCTATAATGTAGCCTAGCAATCTAGTTTGCTCCCATGACTCGCGATTGCGTCGATTCAATCCGTCTATAAACGATTCAACCTCGATAAAGTCCATTTTATCGAGGAAGTAATCGGGAGCGATCCCGCCCTCTCCGACAACGCGCGAATAGAGTTCACGTATACTTACTGCTTTCGTTTCCGCGTCGTCACCTTCTTTTTTTTTACGTCATTTCCTGCCGATTGCGAACGTAACTTGATCTCATCTAAAATAAACTCTTTGAATCGCTCAAATAAAGTCAAATCATTTTCGCACAATTCTATAAACTCGTCAAATTCCATATTAAACGAATCCTTATTACTAGCGATCAGGAACGAATAAAACAAAATGTATTCATCTAGTAATTTCCCGAACTGAAACGGATAGCCGGATATAGATTCGAACACAAAGAACGCACGAAGCGTATATTTCAAAGAGAAATCTTTTCCGTTAAATGATATTGTTTTCATTGAATAAGTCGTTTAGAGGGCGGCAAAACACCGCCCGCAAGTTATTTACTAGCTGCTTCCTTTGCAAGCGGTCCGGTTCCTTCGAAACTGATTGATAGTGTTGCTTTGTCTCCGTCTGGCGCATTTGCTTCTAGTGAAGTAATAACAGCCTTTCCAGTATAAGCACCCGCCGCAAGCGTCCATCCGGCTTCGGGCATTTCGTTTACGTCAGGATTGCCAACAACGCCAAATTTCAGAACAACAGGTTTATGCGCCAAGAACAAAGCGAATAGTTTATCGTAGCTGTTCGCATCTGCATCCGCGCTAAATACGTTTTCACTAGAAGCGTTCCAAGAAAGTTTTTTAATGTCCTTTTCCGTCCAGATACCCGAATCTTTACTTTGTGTGTCGATTGTTTCAGCCGAAAGACCCAATTTGCAAGATGTGGCAAGCGCGATGGCTTTACCGTCGATGAATAACATTAGGTCTTTTCCTAACACTGATTTTGCTTTACTCATAATTTTATCGTGTTTTAGTTAATTATTCAGTTTTAAATGAGAATATGAGGTGTTGAATGAAAGTATCTTCGATAAAATCCTCGTCCGCACTTATTAGCTTCGAGTCGATCACGTCGAAGTTATCATAACTTCCTCGTTTGTTTTCGAGTGATTTACGTACCTCTTCCGCTATGGTTACAGAGTTTAAATAGTTATCACTAGCTACTACCACCTCAACCGAAACAGTATCGCCCGTGCCGTATCTATCTTTCGTATATTCTGGAACCAAAGAACTACGCTTGTAGATAACGAACGGAAAAGATGTTTCCGTTTTGGTCGAAATTGCATAAATCTTATCATTAACTAACTTCGCCAACTCTGTCGAATCGTTTAACTTCTTATATACGTGTTCGCCTATTGATAAACTCATTTCTTTTTATTTGCTACTTTCATTATAGAATCAATAATATTTTTCTCTAGTGAGTTTTCCGCTTCCTTCTGTTTCGATTTGACTGCGTTAGAAAAGAAGTGAGAAGCATTTATAATACCTCTATTCGCTCCTTTTTTGGTAGCTCGTTCTTTTGTTCCTGATTCGAACCATTTCAACATATAAGCGCGTGATCCCTTTTTGCGGCGGTCGATCAAGTCCACCCGTGCACCGGACGCATTGCGATAAACCGCTACGTTTATTTCATTCTTTAGAGGTTTGAAAGATGTGCCATTCTTTGAACTTCCAAATTCCGCATCGTTAACAGCAGAAACTAAATTTTCCTGCGCCTGTTTACGAATGATAAGAATTGACTTTCTAAGAGCGGACGAAATAGCCCTTTTCGCTTCTTTATCATTCAACCGTTTAAGCAACTCGTTTACTCGCGTTGCATCCACTTCGACGCGATACAGGTTTCGCCCGGTGTAATTATCACTCATTGATTACCTCCGCTTCTATAACCGTCGATTGTTGCTTCCGGTCGTGATTAATAGATAAAATCTTGTACTTTTGACCGTCGTACTCGATTCGCATTTTTGCGTTAACCTCTTTGCAGATACGAATCATTATCGTATTAACGGTCGTATTATATATCTCGCCGTTCGCTTCTTTACGTGCGCCAGATTTGAACCGGATGTATGCGCGTTTATCGAATACCTTCACCCAACTTTCAGACATACCGCCCAGATTATCCCGCTTTGATTCGCTACGGTAAAAGACGATCATTTCGTTTAATAATCCTGCTTGCATTATGTATATCGTTTTAAGGGGTGTAATAACAATTCTACGTGTCCCGGAATAACTTGCGGCGTGGCAAATGTTACCGATTCACGGTTTGCGTAGTAATTCGCTATGAGTATGCGGATCGCGTGCCAGATACGCCGATCTATCTTCGCGTCCTTAACGTATGTATCTAGCGGATTATTTAGATACGCTTCGATAAGAAGTTGGACGGGTTCGATAAGCCCAGTTATATATGTATCGTCGGTGTCGAAATCGACGTTTAAATGCTGTTTAAGCTCTTCAAGTGTTACGTATTGCGCCATATTCAAGTAATTAAGAAAGGGCTAAGGCAGTGAAGCCAAAGCCCTTTCAATATCAATAACCAAATTATATTAAGCCGCTTTCTTCTTTGCGATGGCAAAGGCTTCCGGGCGAGCTACAACAATATCATAATCAGTATTCAACACAAAGTTTACGATATTACTTTTTGCTCCGGTGTACGGGTCTATAACTAAATCCATATCGCCGAACTGACCGATAGCAGCGTTAGAGAATACACCAAATCCGATAGAATCGGCGTCCATGTAGTTAGTAACGAGAACCGGATAGCCATTCACCATGCCGTTTTGACAAATCATTTCAGCAGCCCCCGCCGCTTTTGGAGTGGACTTCAAAGCGCCGTACACTTTCGGGGTGCAAACATAGGCGGCTGTACCGTCCGTAACATCTACACCCGCATCCATCACGGTAGATTCAAGTGAAACGACATTCGCAAATGTCAAGTCGTTTGTATATTCAACACTTGGTTTTGTTTTAACAAATACCCCATTACTTGCGCCAGACAATGCAGTTCCCGAAAACATCCATTTGTTCAAAGTACGAGCGACACCAAGCGAAATTTGCTTCAAAACAACGTCTTGCAAAGAGTAGTTCGTTTGGTTGATCGCACGTTTAGACACCGGAATAGAAATAGATACACGTTTGGGTGAAGCCTTGATTTTGTCGATATTCAATTCGGTATCGGTTACCGCAACATTTTCGCCCTGTATTGTTGCTTCAACAGCCGCCAATGTCGGGAAAACAAGATCGCCCACAAGTCCGCTCTGCATCTTGATACCGAGCTTATCAATAATCAAACCTTTTTCTAACGGTTCGATGATTTCTCCGATTGTAACCGGAACCATGCTAGCCACATCAGCCGTATCTGTAACAGTCACCGCATGTTCTACAACTTTAATACCGCCTTCCGATACTACTCCGTTGTATTCTTCCAAAGAGCGATGATTAACGACGTCAAAAACAGCCTGTGAAAACAACACGCGACGGTCTGACACTAGCCCCGCGTTAATATCTTCAAGCGCACGGCGTTCGACTTTCATTTCCAAAAGCTCTTTTTTTGTTTTCAACTGTTCAAACTGTTCTTTCTCGTTCGCGTCCAATGCCCTTTTCTCCGCCTCTGCTTTATCCAACATAGCGCGCATTTGCTCTTTATATTGAGCAATAGTTTCAAATTCTTTTCTCATGTTTTAAATTGATTTGCGTAAATTATTAAGTTCATTCAAATAGTCTTTATTCTCGCCGGACAATTCCGCTATCGCATCGTCCATACTTCGCACGGTTACGTCTGTACCATAAAAAGCAGGATCAACAACGGGAGATATATCGGAAATCCGATCAATCATGTGTACAGTACGAAGTAACAACCCGTCTTTCATTGAATAGGAAACTTTCGTTTTATCCTTTTCATTTAAAGCATACGCAAACGACGAACCGAAAATGTCACCGCGTTTAATCATTTCTACGGCGAAATCTCCGTCGGGAGTACTAGGAGCCTCAAACCTGTATTTAAGTCCGTAGTCGTCAAGTTCAAGCGACAAAGTACCCGCACCGCGATTAGAACGAGCTAACAATCTCTGTTTGTTATGATCTAATAGAGCTTTAACATCACAATTACGCAACAGTTCTTCTGTTATAGCTCCCTTCTCGATTACTTCAACAAAGGCACGTTGCTTTTCTCTATCAAACAATACACGGCTTTCTTGTCCGAATACAACCGCGTAACCTTCGATTATTCTTCCGTCTCCAACTTTGGGAGTACCTAGCTCTGTATAACTTCGTATTTCCATATTTTGCAAATATCGTTTTACTATATGTTTGTTTACTCGTTCTTTGGTAGCTCTACTTTTTGACTAGCCGTTTCGATTGGTTGAACATTGCAGGAAATAAAAACTTTGTCGCCCCCTTCAACAGGTGGTTTTCCTAAAGCTCTGCGAGTATCATTCGGGGAATGGGCGCCCATTTCTTCCAATGCCTTATAATAACTCGCTTGTGTGGTTAAATCGGTTTGATACAAACACGATAGATCAAATGAGATACTATATAAGTTAGCCACCGAATCAGGAATCAGTTTATAATTAAACTCTGCCTCGATTTGTTTCAATATTGGTTGCAATGTATCAGTTAAAAAAGATACATTGCTCATTTCGGAAGCCTTGTAATTAGTAGATTGCCCGGCAAATACTTTATCCGGGTGAACTCCGTAGAATCTACATATATCAAGAATGCTAAATTTTTTTGTTTCCAACAACTGTGCATCAACCGGATTTATAGAAAGTTGATGGAATCCAACATCACCGGGAACGGAAATAATATCTCTTCCTGTGTTTAGTTGTTCCTCGATACGATCCCCGACGGTAGAAAGTTGAGTATCTGTCATTCCCGCTCCGGGTAAACCTCTATATTGTCTCTTTTGCACCAGAAACAAGCCCCTTTATTTTACTTCCATTTTGAAAGGTTCGCAAATTCTGATTGTCGGCGCTTGCGGCTATGGAAAAGATACGGCTAGCGTACGTTATAGTACTCACCCCTGTATACCCACCGTCCAAACTATTGTTTTTAAGATGGATTATTTCGTGGGGTTCAAACCGCCCGTATATCCGGTTGTATGGATCGGAAATAATATAGGCATCATTCAGTTTATCATAAGTAACTGTATTATTTGCGCATAATACAAGCTCGCTGACACTACCGAACTTTCGACGGATAACGATGTAAGCGTTTCCTTGATTTACGATTTGAACAACCATATTCCTAACAAGCTCGAAGCTATTCATTCGACGGTTAGGCATACGGGTTAATATCGAATACAATTCGTTTTCTTCATCCGGTGAGAAATAACCGTCCTTTTTTCGTTTTATGATAAGCGGCAAAGATGCAATAGTCCCCGAAAGAATGGAAGTACATCTGTATGCGGCGGATAGTTTCATCGCTTGATTGCTGTTATGTACGTCTATTGGCTGACCGGGCAACGATGGTAATCGAGTATTTATCGCCGCATCTTTATCCGTCGTATTTGTCTCTGCATTTAAGGCGCGTTTTTGCGTCTTTGAACGTCCCATTTCAAAATTAAAAGATAGTTTCATTATACCTCCATGTTATTAAATAAGTAGAATGTCATTAGGTTTGTTATCGTCGAATCAATCTTCGCGTTATGCGTTTTCTTGACTGGCTTCTTATTCATGTTCCGATCTTCGTCTAACACTGCGTTTCCAAAGCAAAACGGCGTTATTGGATTAGGACTAAAAGTTAGTTTGCTCCGGTACAAAGCGAGTTCAAAAGATTCGATAGGACTTGTAAACGTTCCGTATGTCTGTTTAACGGGCTTAATATATTCACTTGTACCGCCTACGGAATAAGTAAGAAGGTTCACAAATTCAGCCGATTTATATGGATCGTAGCCAACTCCCATGATTTGTAGATACTTCGCCCGCGATAGTATATCATTAACTATCTGTTGATAGTCGATAATTTCACCGTCGCAAAGAATCAGATAACCCGCTTTCGCCCAACCTTCGTAGAGTTCCCGATTCGGATGATTCGCTAGAGCTCCGGCAGGGAAATAATAATCCGTATGCGAGTGGAAAGAACCGCTATTTTCTGAATAGATATTATAAGTAACCGTAGAAAAGTCGTCTCGAACGGATAAATCAACCGCCGCCATCGTTAACGGATAAGTACCGATATTCTCAATTCTTATATCTTTGAATCGCTCTTCTATCTGCTTTGCCTCAATCCATTTTGTTGTCGAATCAACCGCAAACACATTAAGTAACTTTGTCCGAAACTCTAGCGCGTCCGGTGCGCTATATAAAGCCTTCTGGTATGCGTCGATATAGAAATCTTCATAAACAGTTATACCCATGTGCGGCTGCACCTTGCGCCATGTTGCCGGATCGCCTTCCTCGTCGTCTATATCCGGTTCAAAGATGTGTGCAAATATCGAATCATTTTCGATCTCACCGCGTAGGATCGCTTTATACATTTTGAGCATTTCGACGAATGGAGCTGTTTCTTTATCGGATGCAGTCGTTATAACTACGGTTAAAGGGTTGAGCCGTGCGCCCATTGAGGAAGTTAATACATTCTTCAACGCGGCGCTATCGGCTTGCGAATACTCGTCTACTATTACCATGCTTGCATTTAATCCGTCGAGTTTGTCGGGATTGGAAGCCAAGCATCGGGCAAAAGAGGTTTTTCCCTTTATACGGTTATATATGATTTCTCTATTGATTTTAAAGTGTCGAAACTTCGGATCGAGAGACTTTAATATATTTCTAATTTCGTCAAAACAGATTTTCGCCTGATTATACGAATTTGCGGCAACGTATGTTTGTCCGTTTGCATCGCCGAATAGCAAATCGTTAATCGAAAGACTCGCTACGCTTGTTGTCTTACTGAATTTACGCGGGACGAATAAAAGAGCTTCACGAATCAAACGTTTATTTGTTCCAGACTTGTAAAACGCGAGAATATTAGAGAACTGAAATACCTGTATCGGAGTCAGTTTATATCTAGTCTTTCCCTTTGTGCCGGAGAATTTCAAACGCTCGTAGAACGTGACGAACTTCTTTACTTCCTTGATCCGAAATTCGTATTTATCGAGGAAAACAAAGAAGCGGCGAACGGCTAGCAACTCGTAAAGGTTGTGCGCGTCCGGATTGTTAATACAACCTTTGATATACACATTTAGTCTTTCGTCTGCCTTATCTAGTCCATACGAATCAACATCGATGTTTTGCAGATCGGAAACAACCGACCGCTTTAATGCTATCAGTTTATCCCTATTCTCCTTCTCCATCGCAATCAATCTTGTTTACTTCGTTAATCAAATCGTTTACTTCGTCGTCGTCAGATGCAGAAAGCGTTTGAAAGGTCAAACCAAGTTCGCGTAATTGTTTACGCGTTGCTTCGAGTGCATCGAATAAAACTTTGAAAGCAGGATGCGCCGTGAGTTTATCATTATTTTCTCGGGATACTTCTTTCACGTATGACTTCATACGTTTCTTTGAAATATCGTTTAGTGCAATTTGAAATGCCATATACGAACCCGCGCAAAGAGTTATACAGAGGTCTAAATCTTCCGTATATGTTCCCTGCGACTCCATCGCGGTGCGAATCTTTTCTTTTATATCGTCCAAATCACACATTTTTATAGGCTTTTTGCATATAAGAAAAGTTCGCAAGTATTTGGTAGCTCGGAAGATGCGCGCAAAAAGTTTACCCCCAACGCGCACCCCCTCGTTTCAAAAATTACTCGCGCGTGTAAATATGAGGTGAGGTGGGTTTAGCGTATCACGTTAAAAAATAAAAAAACCGCCCCCTTTTCGTTGAAATTGGACGGTTACATGGAAAATATATAGTGTATGACTATCAATTAGATTCTAATCAGGTTCTTTCAGTCGCTCTATCTCTTGGCGTATCTTTCTCAATAAAAATGTATATTCCATAGGCACTTGATCAAATAAAGATTTTATCCGATACAAATCCCTTTTAAGTTTCATTAGTCTATTTAAATATTCTCCATGTTCCAAAAATCCCACTTCATTACCTACTTGCATATTTGTAAATTCGGAGTCTAACTCTTTTATTTTTCTATTTAGTAAGGTTGCTTCGTCATCACTATTATAAGAAGAATTATCAATAACGCGATTTTGTAACAAATCCACCTTAGCACTTAATTCAGATAATTGTGATATTATTATATTAACTTTAAAGGCTTCATTATCTCCATTTACCGTTGGAATTGATGCCGCAGTATTTAAAGCAAGAAGTTTGACAATAGAGTTTATATTCCCCTGTTCGTCTTTAGAATTATAAGTCTCTATCAAAGCCGATTTAATTTTCTTTTGAGCTTCAACTACATCTCTATAGCCCATTTCTCTAGAATATTCGACATATCTCAAAGGATTAATATCGAATATTTTAGGCGTTCCTTTTTCTTGAATAAGAACAACTGGCATATCAAAAGCTTGTCTAATTCCTAATTCAAATAAGACATTAGGATTTCGTGAACTTAAATCACAAACTGCGATAGGAGTTTCCAGAAGCTTATTTAAAATATCTAACTGTATTAAGTTAGTTTTGGCAACCTCGTCACCTCGTATCGGTTTAAATTCAGCTTGGGAAACTGCGGGTTTTATAATATCTTCATAAACTCTTGTAAAATGTCCCGAATTATAACCGTCACAATCACCAATAGGCATTATTACAAAACAATCTATTTTATTTTCATTCATAGCTGTTAAATTTAAAATCGTACAAATATACAAAAAGATTCTCATAACTTGTATCCGCTAGCTATGAGAATCATTAACAAATAGTCTATTTCAAAAACTTCTCTACAAACCGTTCCGTTGCCCTCCGATTATTCGACTGAATCGCCTCTTTCGAATGACTAAAAGCGCATCGATGTATCTCGGAGTGGCACGCATGACAGAGACTTTGCAAGTTGTTATAATCAAACATTAGCTGCCTCATTCCGAGTTCATGCGGTACGGATTCAACAGGTGTCTTGTGATGCACTTCCGTTGCGAGTGTGCTTAGATCGTTCGTCTCGCACACTTCACAAATCGGATTGTTTCGTAGTTTCTCGGCTCGAAGCTGTTTCCATCGAACCGAATTTATCATCTTAATGTAAAACGGATTTCTACTCATAATTCATCATAACTAAAAAGAATCTTATCACATTGATAACAGTCGTGCAACTCCTTTCGTGTCGCCTCGATGTCGCCTGTTTCTATCTCAACTAAATGCGTCTCGGACACATCGCCCGATTTACACTGAATGCGTCTAATTATATACATAATGTTTCGATCCGGTCTAATCCGTTAATAAGTAATCTAATCCGTGCGCAATTCCCGTCGCATCGAGTCGATTGCGTCTCCTGTTTATGTATCCGGCTCGCACAACCTTTGCAGTTCTTTGACGGGCACATTTGTTTATACACTTCGATAGCTTGCCGCCTCGTTTCCTCTCTCTGTATCCGTGCCGCTTCGATAGCTACTTTTCGGATTAAGCCACGCGAGCGGATGCGCTCGCTTGTGGCTTGTTCGATGTACTGTTTTACTTTACTCATTTCACCGTGTTATTTTTAGGTTTGTAATTCCACCCGTTTAATTTATATACTTTACGTCTCGCTTCTTCTTGTGTTATCGCATCGTCTATCTTCGTCGCTGATCCGTCCGGCTCTCTTTGGTAAATACTAAAGTGACGGAAGCGAGGCGAATAATAATACTTTGGTTCATTCTGTGTTTGATTCATTTCTGATTAGTTATTAGTTAATTCTAAACTGTTGATTATGCAAATGCAGCACTAAACCAAGCCTATCATACCAGTCGTCATGAGGTATATTGATATGCGTGCGAAATTTATCTCCACAAGAAGGGCACTCATGGCAAATCATCATTGCTCCTTTTACCTCTGCAAGACCTACGATATTCCGTCGGAACTCTGTAGCTCCACAGGTGCAATGTAATTCAGGAGCATATCTGTATATCTCCCACTGGGGGACGATGGGCACATTATATTCCTCATTGGCAAATATTATCTTCATATTTACTTTATTATGATAACTCTACTATTTCAGGTGCAGGAGTGATGAGTTCTGTCACTTCCAGATTTATTTCGTTTATTACGATTGAAACTACTGCGTCAGGTTCGCAAGTTTCAAGTTCTTTTATTAACTCTTTTACTGTCATATTATTATTTCCTTTCTATTTATTAGTTAATTTTCACCCAGATACTATTTCCTGATCGGATAGAAATTGCTTACCTGCGTCCTTTTGCTTCTGAAGTTCAACTTTAAGCCTATTCTCTATCCTTTTCAACGCTGTACAAGTGTTCTTATCAGGATAATGACAATCGATAGAACTACAAACAATTAATTTAATATGGTCTAATTCTAAGCTATCCGGGCAATGTTTATTGAGAAAATCTAAATCTTCTTTGATTAGCTTCTCGTATGCGTTTTTATCAATCTTTATGCTCATATCTTTTCTGTTATTAGTTAATCTTCATATTCATCATCATCTAAATCAAGCCAATCATCATCACAATTACAATCACACTTTAAATAGGCTCCACATTTATCGCAGTAAGGTATTAATGCAAAGAACCATCCTATCGCCCAATACCAAAAACCTATCTCTATTGCAAACCTTTTCCAATTAGCCGCATATTCACCTCGACTAATTCTGATATACGGAAAAAAGTGAATAACATTTGGAATCCGCCCTGCTTTAAATTGTATTTTCTTCATATTTTCATTGTTATTAATTAAAATACCGACTACATTTAAATCCTTTACGTGGTGAGAAGTCCGCAAAATCAAACGACTTGAACCGTGCCTTTTTATTCACCCACGAGGCAAAGTCCTTCTCATACTGCACCGGAATCCTTTCGTTATCATAGTCACGATAGCATTGAACGAATGGGGCAATGCCTAATTCCGCCAACTTTGTTACCCGGTAATAATCTTCTTCTGGTGTACTCCAATATCCGATCAGGACATAGCACGAGATTTTATAGCGTTTTACCTGCTTTATCATAGCTTTCAGATTTGGCAGAATATTGTCTTTCGGATTATCCCAAGCAATATGAATACTACTACCCTTCAATCTCATTGAATTGAGAGCGCTAGCTTGCTCTTCGTTCATTATCCTTACGTCTACTCCGTGAAGATTAACAGGCTGTTTGGTAGCATTCAGAAACGATACAGCATCACGCCATTGGGGATTAGCAAAGAAATTGTTATCTAATACTTCAATGTGTTTCCCTGCCGGATTTAATTCCATTGGGAAAGCAGGGGCAATCTTTCCCTCTTTTCTCCTAACTACGCAAAATGGGAAATTTCGAATACATCCACGTGAAAAAAACTCAATACTAAATTTGTGCATTGGATAGAGAGAGTAATCGGGATTTGTAACGTGATCAACTTCTTTGGGTAACTTTGAGACTATATCATACCCCGTTCCACCTCTTACGACTTCATCTGCCTGTATTACCCTACCATCATCTTCCGTGAATGTAAACACCTTACTCATATACACTTTATCATAGCGTTCTATTCCAGAATACCACTCAACCGTATCACCTTGTGTTTTATGGTAAGTGGACAACTTCATTAAAGCCAAATTCGGGAAATTATGTCCATCAACATCAATAAGTCCGATTTTACTCAT